CATCACCTACCCGGTACACCCTATCCTGTGGCATCACATCAGCCCCTACAGCAATGATTAGCGTCCACTGGGCAGATGATGCAATCGAGCCACCTACAATCGATTCTGTGTCACTCTGGTTGGTTAGGCGTGCGTTATACTCTGCAACCTTGCGCCATGTCTCAGTGACTCCACCACGGCCATCTTCGGTCAAGGTGAAGCGGTGAATCTCTACGCGGTCTTGGCACAAGTTGCGTACCATGCCGGCTTGGATGGTTGAGCGGAGGATAGGACTCATGCGAACACCACCGGTCTAAACTTGTCTGCCATGGTCAAGCAGTTCTGCATCAACTGGCTAAGCTTGACATCGCTTGTGCCTTCCTTAGCATCGATGTCTGCCGCTACTCTCGATGCCTTGATAAGCCACGCTTGCCGGGTTGCCATGCGTACGTCGTAGCGCTCTACGTTGATCGGGCCAGCATCAACCCAAGTTAGGTTAGGGTCGCTTGTGCCTTCGTCTACTTCCCAGCCTTTGAACTGATACGGCGGATAGGCAGGGAACTCTGGTTGTGTAGCCCCTGAGGTACCGGCTACCCTGCACTCGTATACCCGTCCGTTGGGCGTTGTAGGAACCACACGGTCACCGACGGCGTAAGTGGTTGCCGCTGTCCAAGTGGTGAAGCGGGAAAAGGAATCAAGGATGGAGCCGATGTCCGTAGTAGACATCTGCGGGTAACTTTGAGCGGACACAAATAGTGATACTTGTGCGATTGCCTCGGCTCTGGTCATCATGGTTTCAGTATCCCACACAAAGGAAAAGCCCCCGGCACGTCTGCCGAGGGCTTGAGATAAGAACCGCTAGGCTTATGTAGCTGCGGATGCTCCGACGATAAGGCTCCCCGGTACACGGTTGGCTGCTGTTGCATCCACGTTACCGATGTCAAACGCTTTGAAAGCGAAACGCTCTGTGGCTTTGAACGCGAGCGCGTCTTGGTTGAAGTAATACTGGTCGCTTACCTCAATCGTAACCGTACGCCGATCACCAAACGCTGTACCCATGCTCAGGTCACCAAGCAAGATATAAGGCGTGGTGGCTGCCAAGGTTTTAGCCATGTTCTGCACGAAAACGACTGGATACCCGTAAAGCATAGGTGTAGGACCATACGCATTTTGGATGTCCATGATGGAGTTCCCACCAAGTGCATCAAGCAAAGGAGCAATGGCGTTGTACCAGATCTCGCGATGCATAAACCACTTAGCGTTAGCGGCGTATGTTGGGAGCTTGGCAACCATGCCCTTAAGGTTAGCAAGTGTTGGCGCATACGTGATGGTCTGACCGGTCGTGAAGACCTGCAAGGACGCGATGTTAGCCTTGGTTCCAAGGTTGTAGACGGCATACAGGATGCCATCAAGGCCAGAGGTGGAGTCGACTGCGTTGTTGAAAACAACGCGGTCTTCTTCCTTTGCAAGGACATAAGCCATATCACGGGCAAGGGTTGCACCAAAGTCGATGATGCTATCTTCTGCCAGTTCCTTGGATACCTGAGTAAGGACAGATGGTTTCTTGGCTACAAGATTGACCTGTGCAAATGTCAGGTCAGATGCCGTGATAGCGGTATTTTCACCCGGATAGTACACAGTGGTCGATGCCGTGGCGTTAGGTACGTTCAAGACATCGCTGGACATCGGATAGATGCGGCAGTTTTGGCGAGCAACACCGAACTGCTCACGGAGGTAGATAAGGTCGGAAGACAGTGGATCTGGAACAGTAAAGCCACCAGCGGTTGTCGTGCCTTCAGACTGTGCCTTCAGGTTGGCTTTTACCCAGTCGGATGCTTTGCGGTTGCCCATGATAGAGCGTCCCCATTGACCCCATGCGTATGCTTTATAGTTCGCTTCGTCACGGGTTCCAATGAATGGGTTGCGTCCGATACCGCCGGACTTCCATGGCTGCTCTGCTGGTGTTTCAGTAGCGACAGGGTGGCCTTGTCCGAGTGCCTTGATTGTTTCGATGCGCTCTTCAATGCCCTTGGCTTCAGCCATCAGGGACTTGACCTGTGCGAGGTCACCGTTACCGGAAGCAAGCTCCCGTGCGGTAGCAAGCACAGATTCTTTTTGATTCTGTAGTTGTGTCAGATTCATAGTTGTGTTAGCAACTCCAGACGTGCCAAGAGTTCTTGGCGTTCGTCATTGTCATGGGCTTTCGCCTCGACTACGATGACCGGGTTTACTTCTGGTTGGTCTGCATCCCGCAGAGATTCCCAACACTCAGGAGCAAGTCGCTTTGCAGCTGACCGGCTAAGACCGACTGCTTCCCGCAGCCGACGTTCAACACCCCGCAGGCTTGCGGGTTGTACGCTCTTCATGCCGTGCATGGCATACAAGCCCTTTGCACGTCTTGCAAACTCATCAATCACAGCATCCGCCATGCTCTGATCGGATACCACTTCGATAGCACCGCAGAGCGCATCGTAGTAGGCTTCCAATCCTTCGTGGATAAGGTCACCCTCGGCATCGTTGAAAACCGATGCGGCGTATTCTTCCGGGGATTGCTCAGGCATTGGAGCCATTACCATCTCTTCTTCTTCCATCATAGGCTCCATGCCGTAGTACTCCTTTAGGGTCTTTACTGAGTTACGATACTCGGCTGGTGTCGGGGTAATCGATGCCTCAGCGATAGGCCAGCGTGTGATTTCAGCTGCACCGCCCATGCTTTTACGCTCTACCAGATGACCAGCAGCACCAGAGGAAAAGCCCATCTTGCCTTGCTTGCAGAGCTTCGCAATCATCGAGCCGTACTCATCCGCCATGTCAAGTTGAGCCTCATACCAAAGCCCGGTATCGTCCATCTTGATGTAGCCTGTACCGATGCTCTTCTTGCCAACCTGTGCATCCATACCGTGGTGATAGTAGACGTTCAGCGGTACGCGCTTGCCTTCAGACATCGGGAATCCGTAGTCGGTTGACTTAGTGAAATAATCACCCTCAAGGTCAGCACTCTGGGTATCGCCAAAGCGCACCAGATAACCCTTCACGTAACCAAGCCGGTCGCTCTTGATGCAGTCTGCGGTAGATGTCAGCACGTCCATGGTGTAAGTATCCCACACGGTATCTTTTATTCGAATGTCGTTAGATCTGGTTCGTAACCCTCTAGGTCTCTAAGCGGTAGCACCCGTGTAGTAGGACCCCAGTCGGCATTCTGAACCACGGTTGCCATGTCACTGAGAGGCAACCCTTCTGCGTAAAGGGCGTACCGTGATTTGCCTAGGATTTGTTGAGCCTCCATAGCGGTTAGCCCACGCAAGATATCTTCACCGGTAACCGGCTTAGGTCGTGTATCAGGGATGCTACTATCCCCGGTTATCTCTGCCCAGCTCAAGGTTACCGGAATCATCACGCACCGACAGTTCGGATGGCTTGGCATAATCTCATCGGTGGTTGATAGCGTACCAGACAAAGCCAAACACGCAAGGCAAACCCTGCTGTCCTGCGTTGCTTGGCGTCGGTACCCTGTCACCGCTGGGTTCTGCGTGTAAAGTTGCCGTTGTGCTTCACGGGCACTTCGGATCATCTCAGTACGTGCTATCGTCTCTGCTCGGTAGCGTCCAATGTCTGCAGCTTTGCGTACCCGACGTGCTACGGTTCGTGGACCTTCACCAAGGGAAATACCCTGTACAAGTGCCATCTGCATGGCATCCGTGGTTACCTGCGGTATGGTCGCAAATAACTCACCCAAAGGGCTTCCATCACCCGCCATGCCGACAAAGGCTTGGAGCTGTTCGTCTGGTAGGTTTGTCCATGAACTTCCGAGGCTAACACCCGCCGGTTTACGACCTGCCGCCGCTTCAACCATGCCGACGCTCGCCTCATTCGCAAGGACTGCTGATTCAAGTTGTCCATCAGCCGTTATCGTAGCCCCCTCGATGCTAAACTTTTTGAGATTCCTACCTAACTCTTCAATGTTATCGATGATGCGTTGACGCATCCAGAGTATGGTGTCGGACGGGTGTTCACCGTTATCTAGCCGTTCTTGGATACGACCCTCTAGTGCTTCCAGTTCATCGATGCTTGCCTTTGTGGCTGCCCTGTATGCCCGTTGCATCCGGCTGATGGCTACACCTTCACGTTCCAAAAGTTCATTACGAAACTTTTGACTGGCTGCATAGAGTCGAGCACTGTCGTTGTTTACTCTTTTGAGATGCTTTCCATCTCGTACCCGTAAAAAGGGTGAGACTTGTACACTACCCCCGGAGTGCAGCAATCAACGCTCTTGCCGTCAGGTTGCATAGCGTTACGTTTGGATGTTGACCACCGGAAACCTGCATCGCCGCCCC